TCTTCTATATTTTCATACATTTTTCTAGGATGAATTACATTACCTGTAGAACCATTACTAAATGAACCTGAACCTACATCTGGTAATGCATTTGTTAATGAAGCATCTCTTATATTTCCATTTTCATCTAAATAATTATATGTATTTTTATGAACTTCAACTCTAACATATGCAGATCTATTTTGATAATCTCCTGTCAATTGAAGAAATGGATCAGTTCCGCCTGCTCCTTGTAAGGTAAAGAATTGATCTCCAATTCTTCTTGCAATGTAATCAGTTGAATTAGGATCTAAACTAACATTATTATATTGTTCAATTAATTTTTTTCTTTTGCTTGTATCATCACCTCTTCTTATTTGTAAATCAAATGTTCCTTTTGCATTACTTACTCTTGTAATTTCCCATCTTATATTATTTGCTGAACCTGAATGTAACAAGTTATTTGTTCCTTCTGGTCCTGCACTATTTTGATCATCACCTTCTGATAATGTATGTAATGTAAATACTTTGTTTGTTGATGTTGCATCTGTTCCACCTTGAACGTTAACTGGAATTGCAAAACCTGTTGTTGTTGTTGCAATACTAGTACCATATGTATTACCACCTGAACCAGTATGAACATTTAATGCTAATACTCCACCTGATGATCCCGATATTCCTACAACATTCGCTGCAAATGAAGCAGATATTCCTTGTCCTGTTGTTCCATTTAATTCATTATCATTTATTGCAATTGCCAATTGTTCTGCAACTGTTGTTGTTGTTGTTGCAGCTCCATCATCGTCTACAAATTCAACAAATATTTGAGTTGCTGTATTTACTAAACCTGCTGATTCAGATACAAATGCATAATCAACAGTTCCAATAGTAACTTCATCCGGTATAGCTGAAGCAGCTACTGACCCTGATGGTACATGTGCAATTGTCAATGATCCAGATGATTTTGTTGAACCTACTGTATTTGATCCTGATATTATACTTTGAGCTGTACTTGCATTATCTCCAGCTACTCTTACAACTGTTAATGTATCTGCATACTTAAGATATTCTTGTGCAGCATAGTTAGTTAAAAATTTATATGAATTTTCTGTTTCTCCTGAACCTGATGAAAATGGTCCGCCAAACTTATTAACAAATTCTGAATAACTAGATACTACTGTTGGTATCCCAATTGGTCCTTTTGTTGTCGGTCCAACAACTGCTGCGCCTATAGCAGCGACACCTGCCGGTAAAAACGACTGGTCGACTTCGTTGGTAAAGACACCTGGTGATATGATTTTTTCAGCCATTACTATGCTCCTCTTTTATTTTCTTATAAATATGTAAAATATGACTTAAACAATCAGTTTGACGGAATAAACTCTCCATTCGTCAAATCAACTGTTCCAGCGCCATATTTTTCATTTAATTTTTGAACTAATTCTTGTTCTTGTTTTTGAAGATTCATAAAATCTTCTTTTGCTTTATTTTTAAAATCTTCTAACGCATTTAATCGTTGAGAAGTTAATAAAAGTTCTAATTCGAGTTGACCAAATTCATGAATTTTTTGTGAATTTGCTTCACGTAATTTTTCAATTTGATCTAATTCTTCTTTTGTAAATTTTTTAGTTTCTGACATAACTTTCCTCTATATTTTTATACTTATATAAATATAAAGCTACAATGTCAAACTATTCATTTCTATAAAATTTATCACCAGTATGATCTTTATATCCATCCTTTGGTGGTGATGATACATTTGTTGAAAACGATTCTGTTTCTGATTTGAATGTAACACGTTTAATAGAATAAGCTTTTTGAATTGTTGATTCTCGTAATTCATCTGGCATTAATAAACATGCTTTAGTTGTGATTGGTAATGTACATCTTACTATTCTATCTTCTCCTGAAGCATTCGTAGTTTCAAATGTATAATCAGAAATGAAGGTTGGAAACTTCCACGTTGTACCCCAAGCAAATCCATTTTGTGGCATTATCTGTTCTACCACTGAATTCATTTGTTCTGTATATTCTGTCCATAATAATATTTCATATGACACATCAATAAATTCTGGGATTGCTGTTACATAATATTCATTTAATTTTTTCTTTGGAGAATTTTGTAAAACTGAAAATCTATCATAACGATTAACAGTTGTATGTTTGTTTTGTAAAAGTAATGTATTACCTAATGGATCTTTATTAACTCCTAATGTTTTTAATGAATCTCGTTCTGAAATAGAGCCTCTTCTAATACTTATGATTGGAGTCATTATTTTACCTTTTCGATCTCTCATATATCCACGTGATTGTACTTGTGCCCATTTTTCACCATTAGCATACATTACAGGAACATCTATTTTTTGTCCATTCTCTACAACAAATGGTTTGATAATATCACGGATATATGACATCATTGCCCAATCAACATCTTCAATTGTACATTTTGGCGTTTTAATGGTATCATTATCACGTCTAACTTGATCAGCTCTATTAGCAATACCATCACGCGAAAATGTACTATATGTTTTATTTAAACGTTTTTCTGCCATTATAAGTTTCTCGGTATACTATTAGGTTTTGTTACTCCTGATCGTACTTCTTGTATATTTAATCTATTTCTTCTTGTTACATGCGCTGTTACTTTTACTGCAACACTCAATCCAAATTCTCCTCTATCATCTTGATTAAATCCTATATCTGTTGTAGGATTAATCCCTCTGAAATATTGAGATGATCCAACTCCATCTATTTCATAAAATTCATTATCATATTCAATAACATCACCTTCTTCAATAATAATATTTTTATCTTTTAAATCATCTCGTATAAAATTAAATTCTCCAGACCTTGTTATATCATATACATCATCTCCTAAATATGATTTTTCTTCTTTTAATATTAAACAATTAATTCTTATAGGCTGAAAATATACTTTATTATCAGATTCATCATACATATTAGCTTGTGAATCCGGTAAGCTTAATTTGTAGAAAGCTATTTCTGTATCAATAAAATCATTAATAAGTTCTTGATTTATTGATCGAATTAAACTTGCATCTCTAGCTGATCCGAATAGTGCCATAATTACCCTATATAAATTTTAAGTGGTATCTTATTAAATTGTTCTTGCATTGCAGTTGCTTCTGCAGATTTTCGTTCTAATTGTGCTTGTCTAGACATTGTATCAAGTATCTCTTTAATCTCTGTTATAAGACCTTCCTTTTCTGTCTGCGCGGCCGATACTAGGTCCGAGCCATTTAATGTCACTTCTGCATTAGGAATAGGCAATGATGAATACTTACCACGAACATATCCTAACATTTCTTTTGCTAATGCTAATGTGTATCGTCTAATCCATTGTTTACCTACAGCATTTATTAATGAATATGTAACATCTTGATATGGTACATTTGAATAATCTGATACAGTTCCGGTAGGAGTCTTTAATGGATTTGATCGTTCATCTTTCAAAATATATTGAAAATGTACTTTTGTAAAATTTGAACCATTTGGTATTGGAAAAAATTTTATTCTATTATTTATTAATTCAAATGAAAATGCAGATTTACGAATTTGATCATTAAATTCTATTGCCTGAAATCGAGCCACATCATAATATAACGGCATCATCATAAAAGATACTCCGGGAGAAAATCCTCCAAAGCCAAATGAATCTAACATTTGTTGAGATCCTAATCCCGTACCTACAAATGGATCAAAATATTTCACAATTGCTGGTGGTGCTTCATGAAATAATCTTTTAATTTCAATTTCATCAATACCTGCTGTTCCTGATTCTAATGATACAATTGATGAATCTGTTAAGTCATATATTTGTTTACTACTTGATACTGCAATAGATCCTGAATAATAATTTATATTTCCTCCAGATCCTGCTTCTACTCCATACTCTTCTGCTAATTCAATCAAACCTCCAAAATTTGCAGATACCTTTTTTTGCGACAAATTGCTTCCTGTTGCCGAACCATATAAATTTAACATGTTATCACGTATATTATATGTATTTACTTGAGCTCCGTATTCAGTAACAGCTTCTTCAAAACATGCATAAAAATTAACATCCTGTAGTTCAATATCTGTCAATGGATATCCTAATCGCTTAGCACACCAATCTGTAATTTTATCTGTATCTATTGCAAATGATTTGTCTTTATCATATAATCCAAAAGGTGTATCTCCTGGAAAGAATGAGCTTGAGCCCGGCCATATAGGAATTCGTTTTGCCATAGTATGATCTTTTTATATAAATATCTAGAAATATTTAATTCACATGTAAAATTGCGGCTCCAGAATCTGAATCGGCTGTTGGATAACCTTTTGATGTATCTAATCTGAAAACTATAGTTGCATTAAAATCAGCAGGAGAACTATTTGGTTTAATACCAAATGCCAATCGATCACCAGCTTTAAATGAAGATGAAAAGTTTAATTGTAATACACGATTGAGATTTATATCAGGACCTGAATTATCTATAGTAAAATCAATTTTTTCTTTTGCATATTCAAATTCTGTTCCTGATGCAACGGCATTGATAGCTTGATCAGACCCTGTTACAAAAAATGCAAACTCAACTGAGCTAGGAGAAGATTGAAAATCTAATAATACTTTTTCAACATAGCCATCATATGGTGCAATCGCAACAGCTGCGTCAGCAGCAGAATCCCCAGATGATACTTCAGTAGTACCCGCCATAGGTATCAACTTAAAGCTAGTTTGCAGTAAACTACAATTAGATACTTTTATCCATGGAAATTGTTGATATGTGTTAAATGACCCAGTACCGGATTGTACTGTTGAAGATATACTTGAACTTATATTACCTGAAGCTGTTATATGACCATCATATGTTCCTTGAACTAATATATTTCCTGAAGCTGTTAAATTTGTTTCAATTGCTGTTGTAATATCATTTATTTTAATTATATCTTGGTCTGCATAATTTAAAATTAAATGTGCATCATCATCAAATATTTTTCCGGCATTTAAATATGTTCCAAAGAAAATAGAATTATTTAGGCCATCATCACTACTTAAAGAGATGTTAAGTCTATTTGCTCTAATGTCATTTGATGCTGTTATGTTACCGTTATGCATTTGAATTCGACCGCTATCAGATCCTGTGATCATAATTCCACCGAACACATTTACATGTAAATGTTCTCCATCTGAAGAATCGATGTGTGTCGAACTGTCAAGATCATAAGATCCCATTCTTTGGCCTTCAGCTGATGTTCCTATATTAAATGACCCGGCTGAATTAACAAAATTTCTTGAGAAAGCATCTAATCGTATTCTTGGAATGTCATTGTTGGAATTAAACAATTCAAATTTTCCAGACTGGTCAGTAGAAGCAAGTTTTATAGTAAGTTTATCAGTATCATCATTTTCATAAAAAGCTAGAGTTCCATTATCACCTATTCCATCGCCATTAGAATCAAATTCTATTATTCTTCCGCCTTCTGGCTTATTTATCGAAATGTTGCCAAATGATGCCGTTGTGAATTCAGCACTATCTCCTTTAAAATGACCAAACGATGCTGATACAGCTGCACTTCCGCTAACACCAGTACTAGTAAATGTAGTTATTTTACTACCAGCAATAATAGAAGTATCATTTGAAGAATCTAAAACAATATTTGTTCCAAACAATGTTGTACTTACTAAAGATGACATTCCTATATTTAAAACATTTAAAGAATTTAATTCTAATGCACGTGTTGAAATACCTGATGAATTGTTAAATTCTATTTTACCAGTATTAGGTAATAATATATTTTTATTTGTTGCAACATGACCAAAAGATCCTGTCTTAGTAACTGTTGTTGCTATATTTCCAAAAGAAGCAAAATTATCACCAGTAAATGCTATTGTACCTGTCGGACTATCTAGAGAGGTAACCTTTAATGTTCTATCAAATGTTATATTTGAATTAGTTATAGAAACACCTGCCAATGGCGGTCCAGGAGGACCTGGTGTAGTTATCTGAACTACTTTGGTTGTTTCTTCGTTTATAGTTACGTTAGTTGACATTATGTTATATCTCGACTTAATTTAATTCTTCCTTGAACTATTCCTGTACGAGCCTGACCACTTGTTAATTCAATATCATAAAAGGCTTTATCAAATGTAAATGCATCAGTGAGTTCATGTCCTATATAAACTCCAATTGAACCTGATGTAGGCGTTGTTGCTAAATCACTCCCGGATACACTTAAAAATGCTAAACTTGATGATTTTGCATAATCCTTTGATGGAATTAAACTTGAAGTTAATTCGGCTAAAGAATCTCCTCCATATGTCTGTCTTATACGCATTTCTAAAAATTGATTAGTGCCTGACAAATCAATAGGATTAGATCCAGAGTCTAGATATTGAATTTCAAAATCTACTGTTGCTCCTTGTTCAATTGTAAATGAATAGCTTCCCGCTGCCATAGTGTTTTTTCTTTTTATATAAATATGTTGAAACTTTAATTAAACTAATGGATCAATCTGAGATATCTTACCTGATGAATGAACTATTTTATTGCTAATTATTATTTTACCAGCTGGGTCAGGTTCTTTGTATGTATAACTTAATATTGGTACTCCAGAACCACCATATCCTAACGTATCAAAAAATTTAATAAATGTACCTTCATGATGTACATCTGTTCCTGTGCCATCATGACTATTACCCGGCGATGTAAATTGTCCATGGACATCATCATTAGCTACATTTGATCCGGGCTGAGAGCCTGATAAAAATGTTCCTTTATCAAATTTAGTGTTGATAACACCAACATCAAAAACACCATCTGGGTGCTTTGCTTGTAAATCATCAAAACAGTTTTGATTTAATTGAATAGTAACAGTTTGTCCATTAGTTGTTGGCACTGCTGATCCCGAAGCTATGTTATCATATGTTCGAAATGTCATGCCCCGATCGGTAAGATCCCCTGTTCCATCAGTAATATTAACTGAATCATAATCTCCTGACACAACAGTACCAGTTCCTGTTGCTGCAACTACTGAAACAGAACTTGTTGCATATGTAAAACTATCACCATCTGCAAAAGTTAAATCTTGAGAAACTCCGCCAGATGTTAATGTTAATGTTGCATCTGTAATTTTAGCTCCTGCAGGTAATACTTGATCGACTTGAAATCGTACAATATGTCTCATTATGGTATAAGAATGAACTATAGGTCCTGGAGGTGAAGGTTTAGTTTTTTCAGTACGAATACCAATATTCATTCGTTGATCACCAGTTCCTTCCGTTCCGCCACCTTCGCCAGATCCGGATCTACATGCAAGGTAATTAGATTCATCTTGTTGCGAGACTGATTTACCTACTACGGTATCAGAAGCACTAGTTCCTATTGTAACAGTTGTTGGCATTATGTAATCTCCATTTTTGGAACATAATAATTAGTATTATCATATGTATAAGAATACTCTGTTGGGACAGTATCAATTATAATTATTTGATATTTTATATTATTAATACCTAAATGATTTCTTGAATCATTGACTGGATTATACCAACTTACTAATGAACCAGATTTTGTAAATTTAGGTATTTCATTTTTAATTTGACCCTTTGCTGTATTTTTAAAACAATGTAATAATTTTGTTTTATTTATAAATACTCCATCATATTCAGGCAAATTCATTTCATAAAAACTGCCAGTTATAATTGTTACATTTGATTTGTCTTTTGACCATTCTATTGCATGTTCATATGCCTTTTGTTGATCAATTATTATGGTATGTGTATTAATTGAATGAGATTGAATAAAATTTGACATTTGACACATTCCATAACCTATTTGTAATATGTTTCCTCCATT